GAGGCGTTCTGCACTATTATCCGTATGCGGTTTGGCGAAAAGGTTGAAACGACAAGATCGTTTTCTATGGCCGATGCTAAACTTGCTGGACTGACAAGCAAGGGACCGTGGCGGGCATACCCAAAGCGAATGCTTCAGATGCGGGCAAGAGGATTTGCCGCCAGGGATGCATTTCCAGATGCGCTATCGGGAGTGATTATTAAGGAAGAGGCACAGGATTATCCGACAGCTTCAGATAAACCCATCGACATTACCGATCAGGTAGTGGAAGTGCCCGCAAACCCGATGGATGCGTCGTTTGGGAAGGGAGAGCCAGAAATTGACCCTCAAATTTTGCCCGTGAGCGACGATGTTGCCGCTCCAGACACTTCGGGTCCAGAAAATACGGATGTTGCTGAGAGCGCAACAGAGGACGCTTCAGAGGAAGAGGGCGAACGGGCGTGGGAAATGAACCATGAAGACGGCACAAAAGAGTTTCCAACAGCCGATAAATGGAAGACGGCCATGTGGAAAGTATGGAAAGACATTGAAGCGGATAAAGACCTGAGTTTTGAAGACCGGCGCCATGAGATTGCGGAACACAAAAAAGATCACGACGATACGATTGATCGGCTCAAAACAGAATATCCTCAGAAAGCAGAAGCGTTCGGCAAAGACTATAAGAAAATCTTACGCCGCTTGTCGGCCAAGGCAAAGGAAGCACAAAAATGAGAGCGTCTTTAACACCCATGCAAATAAAGGTGTATGGTTTCATACGCCAATACCGAACGGATAATGGGACCGTCCCAACCAATCAGGAAATTGGCGAAGGGTTAGAAACCACATCAGCCAATGCCCATCGGATTGTCAAAGGGCTAATTGCCCGTGGGTACATTATCCCAGGACCGCCAAGAACATGGCGGTCTTATACCCTGGTTGAAGACCATGAAAACGTAAACCCGATGATCGGCGTACATTCTGCCGCCACCGACTTTGTCCGCAAGCATCGCAAGTTTATGAATGCCGTTGATAGCGGACAGGAAACAGAAGAAATGGGCCATGAGGTGCAGCAAGCACTTCAAAAGCTAACCGTTGAAGTAGGGGGAAATGTGTGATGAATAACCGTCAATGTATTCAACGGGAGTTGCGAAACGCAAGGCGCGTTATCACAAACCCTGACAATTTTTCATCAAGCCTGATCGATACCGCTTGGGCTGTCATCAGGTCTGCAAACAGACAGAATATTTATTTGCACCCGCTGCCGTTTGCTTCAGCTTCTGGTGCGTATTCCTGTTCGCCGTCGCAGCAATCAAGACAAGGCTGCTTGCATGAGGTGCAGACATAATGGGACTGCACCCGTTCCAGGCGGGTGCTTTGTCCGCACCAGGGACAGTCGATCAGTCTGTCAGGAATCATTTTTTAGGACGCATGGCACGATCTCCAAACCACCAAAGCACGGCGGTTGATGCCATGTAGATAACTGATTGAATAATGGTTTCCTGTTGGGCTAAGTCGTTGCTGGTGGCGTAAATATACCAAACAATACCGACAAGCATAACGGTTAGCAGAGGCCGCATTAATCTGAGGCAAGCTGCTACCCAAGGGTACGGGACTTCAACCCCTGTCATCATTGAGTAGGATGCGACACGGGCCGCACCAGCAGATTCTTCCTCTACGATAGCCCTTTCGTTTTCTAATTCGTCGGCCCGTAGTTCTGATTGCAAGCGGTGCATTTCCATTGTGCGTTCATGTTCGCCGTTTGCTTTTTTTTCCTCAACATACATATCAACAAAGTTAAATGCTTTGCCTAACACGCTGCCCAGGATGCCTGTGGCGCCTCCAGTTAGTACGCTGAAAATCATGTCCATCATGTTACCACGTTCTCCGTCTACCCATGTCGATATGAACAAAAGTTTGGTAGTTCATGCCGAAACCTTTGAAGCCGCATTGCTGTGCAACTTGTCGAATTACTTCTTTGTCCCGCCCTTGTATCCTGACATCGAAAGCGTGACCTTGAAGGTGGCTGGATCGCGGAGCGCCACCGATCTTGGAATTGTGGTAAGGGCTACGGTACGCGGAAGATAAACTGATAGAATGGCCAATGCGGGAGCGAAAATTATCAATGGCAGCGAGGGCATCTTCGTTAATAAGGATTTTGCCCGTGCCTTTACACGCGATTTCTTGTGGCTTGAAATAACGGAAGTGCCAGCCGTTTAGAGGTATCTCGTTAAAATGTTCAAACAACATCTCAATAACCAAAATTAATTGGGAAGCGCCATTTACACGCTTCCAACAAAAGAACGGCAGCAACCAAAATAATGTATCGCATTTTCTTTACCTCAAATTGCAGAAGCTGACGGGGGGTTAACCATTTGCAAGCCGTATCCGGCAGCGATGACGCAAGTAATCGAGCCAGTTTCGCGTGATAAGCTCCACGAACCTTCCGGGCCAACCCATAATTGCATGATTGAACTATCCATATAGCCCCCAGCCAGCAGTGGTTTTTCTTTAAACTTTTCCAACAGAACTTTTTCAATAACCAAGTGAGGTCCACATTGGGGTAGTAGTTCTAAAGGCGGGGTTAGTTCAATTTCTTGTTGAACTAGATCATTTTGCGACATCATCAAATCGGTAGGCTGCACGGCCTGATCCGTTTGACATGACGCGAGCGCAACCACTATCAAAACAAAAAACAACCCACGCATAATCTATTCAACCTTGGGATGCTTGCCGTTGTGGATTGAGGCAAGGTGTTTGACCTGTGCTTGTAAGACTTCAACCTGTGCTTGCAGCGTAGCCATTTCACGGTTGCGCTGCTCCAGCGCAGGGACAGAATTGATCTCTTTCAGAACATCAATCTGGCTGGTGAAGACGGCGCGTTGTGATTCAGCTTCATCAAGCCGTTGGTCAAACGCCGACTTTGATTTTTCATATCGCTTGATGAAATGCCCCAAGTCTTCCATCACACGGGCCAACTGGCTTTTCACGACAGCATAGCCGCCAGCCACAGTTGCCAGCATAATGGCAAGTTGCATCCCAAGCTTGGCATCTAATTCCATATTCAATCATCCATAATAATTTTCACGGGATACTGTTTGCCGTCAACCGTCTTAAGCAACAGCTTGCCCTTGCGACAAATCCATCTTTCCTTGTTTGGATCGGTGCGCTCAATCACCCGCTTGGCCTTTAAGCAATCAGATAAGCTGTCACGCGGTGTAAATTCCAGAAGCGTCCCTGCCGTTGTGTACAAGTAAAGAACGAAGCCAACAAAAGTTTCCATTTATTTGCCGTTAATTTGCAGATGCCGCTGTGCGTCCTTCAGTTTCTCAACTGCGCTCCGCACTTCCATCATGTCAGTTTGCAAGCGCGTGATGTTGACGCTGTTATTTGAGCGGTCCTCAACCTTCTTCGTCAGCTTCTCCAACTGACCGCTGATATGTTCGATCAGCATGAAAGCTTCCTTGACAGCAGGGCTTTGAGGCCGGTCAATGCGAAATGTTGTATTCTTGTCAATGTCTACTTTTAAAGAGGCGATGCCAGTTTGAAGGTCTTTCTTGACTAGCTGTTCAGAAGTTTCCAGACGGTTCAATCGCTCTTGGATAATGAAATAGGAATACACACCCATGCCCACTAGCGCAATTAAGCTTACAACGGTCTTCATAGGCATCTGAACAGAAGTGCTATCGGATATCTTCGTCGTCATCGTATCGGCCCTGTGTCATACGCCGTCATTAACATCCATCCGATACCCAATACGGCGATTACCAGAATGCCAAACTTCAAGCATTCCTGACCAATCTTCTTCCAACGCTCCTTGGCCTCTTCTGCTTCGCGCTTTGCAATTTCTGCACGTTCTCGCTTCTGCTTAATCTTTAATGATTGGATGCGAGATTGCTCGCGCTTGATATTCTCCCACATGGTTGGCTCGCCCATAGGCGTCGGAAACTTCTTATTTAATTCCCACTCTAAATCTTTAATCATTTCCGACATTTCGCGTCGGTGAATCATCAAATCAATCGCTTCTTGCAAAGATTCGTCTGGTTTTATCTCGCCGCTCTCAACGCCTTCTTTATGGGATTTCTGCGCTTGGTAGGCTTTGTTGGCTTCACGCGAATGATGGAAAAGGTCAGCAATGTGATGACTGATGCTAGATATATCGTCAGCAGTATCCAAGGCCTCTCGAATTGCGGTTATGGAAGATTGGGCAGCTTTAAAGGCAGCAACGCCAGCCGCGATTGTGAGGGGATCAATAGTACACCTACCTGATTATGGCTTGGGATATTTATCTTTGACAGCCTTAATCTCAGCCGCCATGTCATCTGAGAACGCTCCCTTTTTATAAAGATCATCCAACTGATCGCCCATGTCAGGGTATTCGCCCCTTCTGTTATCAGCGTAGGTCACTGGAGCTTCTACATACTTGACGACTTTATCATCAACGTATGTGTCAAAGGTTGTCGTGCCGTCAGCAACATCAACCCACTTCAGATCAGAGTGAACCTCAAAGGTTTTGTCATCGGCTACAACTTCGCAGATGCGAGTTCCTTGAATAAGTGCTTTCATTATGCAAACTCCCAGACCACGACCAGCCCGGCTGATCCATCACCGCCTTCTTCATTTCCCGATGAAGCGTAGCCGCCACTACCTCCACCACCGTAACCAGTTCCATCGTTGTGACTTTCTTGTGCGTGAGTATGATTTCCTCCACCGCCGTATATACTAGCACCGCCCATAGCACCGCCGTTAGCACTGTCATAGCCCTCGTTGTTTATGGGCAAACCACAAGTCCCAGTACCGTTGAAGGAGCCGCCAGAACCAGCCCCGCCCGCCCCACCGTTTCTTGGTGCGCCACCGCCAGCCGCACCAGCACCGCCAGTCGCTGTAATTAAAGAGCCAAAGGAACTTGTTCCTCCAGCGGAACCAGCATTAGTTGACCCAGCCGCACCGCCTGAACCTCCCGCACCTATTGTGACCGTCTGTGAGGAACCAGCAGTAGCGTTAGAAATAAGTTCTGTGGCATAACCGCCTCCACCTCCACCAGCCCCACCATTACTAGTCCCCGTCGCCTGTGTACCTCCACCGCCACCGCCAGCGCCAACAACTTCGACAATGATGCGGGATAGCCCACCGGGATTTGTCCATGTGCCGCTGGAGGTAAAGACTTGAGCGGATGCAAGACCGCCGCCAGCCGCAACGGCTTTAACCAACCCACCAGCGCGGCCAGTGTTATCAGAAATTATGCCGGTCATCGGGTTTGATCCAGATAGGAAACAACAACATCTACGTTTGCGGAACTGGCCGTTGCTACACAAAGATGATCTTCATCTACTAAAACGATGCGGTCATTAAAAACAAAGGTTTCGTTTGCGCCGATTGCCTGATCCGAAAGCAACTCGTAATCGGTGCCGCCGCCGCCGTCATCGATGTACATGTCAAATGTTTCAGCGGCCCCTGCCGTTTCACAGACTACAACGCTTGTTATAACATAGGTGTGGCCGTTAACGCCGTTCAACACCACGCTTTCTGAGTTCGTGACGCCCGCCGTCAGCGAAACGCCGAATACTTCTGATGCCATTTCTATTCTCCTTTAAAATCCAAAGACGACTGCTTTGCCGGTTGTGCTGACAGACGGGTTCATCCCACCGCCAATAATAACATCGCCAGTTCCGTTTGGCGTGATGGCAATATTGCGGTTACTCGTACTGACGATGGAATTAGTTTGAACATCCAGATCACCGCCAAGCTGTGGCGAAGTATCTTCAACGACATTTGCCATGCCGCCGCCAGTAGCACCTGTAGCACCAGTTGCCCCGGTTGCCCCGGTGACAACGCCAAACGCAAGTGCGCCTGTTGATGCTGTAAAAGCAACTGTTGGCGACCCTCCAGCAGCAACGGCTGATGCGCTGACTGACACAACTCTTCCATCTGTATTCTCAAGCGCGTCAGCATCGCTGTTCCAACTTAACAGCTTCGATGCACTGGGCTCTGGCATTGTAATTGATGCACCGCCTGTGTAAGTATCTGGAAACCGAAACGCCTGACTGATGTCGCCGTCACGCTCTTGTCCACTCATAGCCAAACGGTCAATGTCGCCTTCCAATGTGTCAGCTGGAAATGGATCGTTGGTGACATAATTTGACGTTTGTGTCGTCGTGGTCTTGCGTCTTATATGCCATTGCACCGTGTCAGCCGGTGCGGAGCCAGCAACAACGGCGCCTGTTGATCCACTGCCGCCCGTCACCGTGTAATGCGTACTATAGGACTTAGTGACTTCCGCGCCTGTCGCAATCGTGCGTTCAACGACCTCAAGTTCTGCTGTTGACCCTGTTCCAAAAAATGGAAAAGTAACTGCAAAACTTGTTGTTGATCCATTGCCCGTATAGCTAACAGAAGTAGTTGTAGTTGATACCGTCATAGTGTCACTCCATTATCGCACGGCTTCGGTTGGTCTTACGGCGTCAAAAAACTCTTGGCCGGTTTCGTCTTTAATTCGTCTTTCATAGTTTCGCGCCCATCCAGGGTTTAAATATTCGCTTATGTTCCAGAAAAGCAGATAGTCCAGAGCCATGCGGGCATAAAAGATGTTGGCACCTGGAAGCATAGACTTGGCTATGCGGTATCCTGTTTGACCAGCGCGGTCAAAATCTCCTTCAATAAACTGCTTTGGCATTTGGCTGACACGGGCAAGGTTTCCAACAACAGGACCGCCTAAAATTTCAGCCATACCTTCGCCAAACCGCGCATCGCCAGCCGCCATGCCCATTATAGTGTCGCCGTAAAACCCAAGCCCACCACCCTGAGCAAGGCTCCTAAACATTACTTTTCCAAAGTTTTTAGGGCTTTCTATTAGGTTTATTGGCTCCTTGCCTTTGACTAAGTCTTTAAGCGTTGATGCAATGTAGCCATACACCATTGAGGTTAGCAGTATTTTGACTAGCATTCCCGTTCGGTGACCTTCATTAGACTTGCTAAACCCACGCGATAATATTTCCATGCCGTAGGTAACGGAAAATGATTTAAGGTGCATAAAAAGGTTTCTAAATTCTGTAAAAAGATCGCCTCTACGCCCTTGGCCCCGTGCCGCAACATTTGCCTGTGCCCCAGGCGTTAGGATTGCGCTGTTCGCAAAGCCAGTAAAGAAACCGTTGATGCGTATTTGCGCGTCAACATCATCAATGGCACTTATATCGTGGAACTTAACGCCATCGACCTCACGCACCACACTGTTCATTAGATCAAAGTCTTCCGGCGTCAGGCCGTAGGCTTCCATTTCGCTGCGAAGCGAAAGGTTTAAATCGTCAAATTTCTTGCCCGCCTGTTTGGCAATAAAGTTGGACAGACTAAGGGACGCGGCTGTTTTAAGGCTGTCGTTCATCCAGTTCATTCCAGTAACACGCATAACGGCACTTACAAAATGCGCCCCTTGGCCATTGATTGCGTCATTACCAAGCCATCGACTTTGAACCCCCGCCACTAGAGAATCCATGCCAACACCCAAGCTATCAGCTATTTCTCGCGCTTCGCCTGTACGGCGCCCGCCGCGTCCACCTACAGCTTCTGGAATTAGTCCACTAAGAACAGAAGCGTTTGCCTCAAAGAACGGAATACCGACTTCATTTAACCGAATAGACGCTGTGCCTATGTCACCAATAGACGCTATAGTTGTGCCGCCTAGAAGTGCAGCAGAACTTAAATTCTTAGCCCAGTTCGCTCCCCGCGCAATGTAATAACGGGGACCAGATGTTCCCCAGCTTGGTAGCGCGTTTCCTTGCCCTGTCACCTCGTCGTACATGAAATTTAAAGTTGCAACATAACTTGGGTCATTTAATTGTGCGGCAACATCAATGTTGCCTTCGTCTATTGCTCTATTAACTGCCAACGCATGAAACCCGTTAGGCCCAGTAAACATGTGTTTAGGGTTTGGCCCTAAATGCATCATGGCCGCAACGGAATCAGACATCCCAACTAATTGGTTAAAAAAAGCTGTGCCTATGTGTTTGTCGCCATAGGCTTGCATATATGTCCACGCGCTCTTTCCATCTTGCTTGAAATGTAAAGATCGTGCGCGGGACAGTCTTTTGCCCATGTTAGCAGGACCAGTAAATCCAGGCGGTTCGTCAAGATCGCTCATCAAATCTGTACGTTTGCCAACAACAATGTGTTCCCAAGTGCTTTTAAGAAACGCTTTTTTGCTTGCCTCGCTCATTGGGGCTTCCCCAAAAGTACGATCTTCGTCTAACAATTTACTAATATCGTTGTACCACGTTTCAAACCCAGCTTTTGCAACGCGAGTTTTATCATGTGATTGTTTGGCAATACGGCCAATAATACGGGCTATGTCGGCTCCACTACGGTTTCCCTGTTTTCGTAGGAACTCATTAGTGGCTTCCATTGCTTTAGCCACTGCTTCTGCCGTTGGATCACCTGATCCTTTTAACCTGGCTGCTGGATTTTCTTTATCCGCTGTTGCCAGCCTATCCACTTCCGCAACTAATTTTTCGCCACTTTTAGATCGTTGCAGAAACCCTATAGCTACATTTCTTGGGACGCCATTAGCTTCAACAGTACGCATAAACACAGACATCGCCATTGATGCCAAACCACGGGATGTGCTTTCAATAGATTGCTTGTATTGGCTTTTGCCCATTTTGCCCGCCATAATTGCATTAAGCATTACAGGCACTTCTTCAATGGGCGTTTCTCTCAGTTTTGTAATAAACGCTAATTTTATACGGTAATTAATTGCAGCGTTGCGTTTTAAAATTGCCGCCTCGCGCACAGCATCTTTTTTTCGAGCGTTTATCGCTTCGTCCACAGCGGCTTGAAGATCGGTTACTTTCTGCGCTGCGTTGTTGCTTTTAATGGTGTCAACAATATCGACAACCTCTTCTAACAACGCTTCAGCTTGCTTTTCGTCTAGATCGGGCATGGCATCGCGGACTGTCTGGATGCACTTATCAATGGCCATCAGGTAAGCCCTCCAAGCACACACACGGCAGCTTGTTCCCAAGCCTTCTGACTTTCGCGTGTCTTCTGCAACCCTGCTGTTGCCTCATCCAAAAATTGTCGCGCTTCTGGGTCATCGCCGGCTTCAGCTTTCATAATTTCAATCTGTGCTTCGAGTTCGGCAATATCTGCTTCAATCTGGGGAACATCTGCCGCTTCGGTAATGTTCTCCATAACGCGCTCAACTTCCGCCACCAACTCACGCTCTTGCATTTCACCGAAAAGCGTATTGTCGGAATTGGCGTCCCGAACATCCTGTTGGGCAATCTCTTGAATAGTGGGGCCTTCAACATCGGGGTTAATTTCAGAGCGGACAACAGGCACTTCCAACGGCATTTGGATTTCATCACCGCTGGCATCCAACGCCCGCTGTGTTTCTTCTCTCAGCCCTATTGCCTGTTTAAGTTGAGCGGCAGTGCGTGACCTTGTGTTTAATTCATACAGAAGATAGTCATCCCCAATTCTAACAACGTGCATAGCTGTATCAGGGTCTTTGTTTAGTTTTGCCGCATACTCAGCCGTTGCCTTATCAGGATAGGTGACATATTCACCATCCGGCTTGCGGACAAATGTATTCTCAACTGTCAGATCGATGCGGTGATCGTCCTCGCCAAGCGAACGGACTGTTGTGCTAAAACCTTTCTTCTCTAGCTGTCTTGCTTTTTTCTCAGCATCGGCAACATTGCGAAACGAAATCTGTACACCGTCGCCATCACTAGCCGTTACCGTAATAGCGCGGCCTTCACCTAGAGCCGGATCATTGTTGAACCTGATCTCTGCCGGATCAGAAATAACATCCCGATCCGGCCTTGGCCCAGGTGCAGTCCCTTCGTTTTCTTCCAAACTTTTCCGCAAGGCGGTATCAACGCCAACGGGCCGACGCCCTGACATAACCTGGGCAACTGCCGCTTGCATAAGTTCACGCCGCGATTGCTCATCGATTATTTCAATGGCCTTGCTGATACGTTGCGCGGCAAATGCATCCTGTGTAATGCCGCCCGTCTTGTCACCAATAGCACCAATGACGCCGTGCATACTGCCGCCAAGGACCATACCAAAAGCCAGGTTGGCAAAACTGTCGTAGAGATCGTAATCGTATTGGGTGGCTTCTGTTGCCGCCAATACAAGCGGTTCAATCATTGCCGTTCCAACGGCACCTTCAAAGGCGCCAACGCCGGTGCGAACAGCCGCACGGCCCGCCCAGGATGCCTGTCGTGCAAGCATCTGGCTATACCGCGCTGCACCAATAACAGGAATAAATCCAACTGCTACGTTCAGCGGGTCAAGCAAACTTGCAAACAAGCCCACGCCAAATTGGGCAAACATAGTGGATACATCGCCATCGGAATTTGCAAGAATGCCTTGTCTTAGTAATTCCTCTTTTTTCCATTTAACGCGAAGCGCAAGACCTTCTTCAGTTTCGCCTTCAACCGGCGTTAGCTTGCCTTCAAGTTTCTGTTCCTTGATAAGTTCATTTTGTCTGTCTTCTGAAATAACATCGGGTTCGCGTATGGGCCGTTGTGCCAGCCGGTCAAACATACGTTGCGGCGTGTTTGTTGGTTCCGCATCGTCAGCATCACCCAAATTATAATCAAATTGCGGCTGTAAATCTCCCGCCCGCTCACCAGTTAATTCGTTCCACCGCCAAAGCTGGGTAAGAGGGTTAGTGGCCAGGGCTTCGTCAAAGGTTGTGCCCAATACCGTGCTTGTGTCAAACGCACCCTGATGTTGCAACAAACCAAATTCATTTGTTGGCCCAATAGGATTAAAAAGTTGGGGCATTGATCTATCTTTTTACCTTGGCAACCATCACTAAGGCGTCGCCATAGCTGGATTGGCGCCAAGCAAGCGTTCCCAAGTTTGGGTTGCGCTTCGTAATTTGCCGCTACGTCCACGCGCTCCAAAACTATCCATTTGTATGCTGCTGATAGGCACAACAATCGGAACACCGTTGATGTCATTAACAGGCGTGTCTAAAGCCGTTGCCAGTGCCACGCTTTCGCCATCCGGCGTCAGTGTCCATTGCGCGTTTTGTCTTAAAAATAACTTTTTCTGGTCATCACTGGCGCCTTGTGTAATCTGGGTTAAATCGACGTTTTGCATATTTTCGTCATTTTTTAACCACTCACTTAGCCCGTACATTAACTCCCGTGGACGCTCAATAGACCCCTTTGGCACGATACCTTTTAATTTACCGTCCCTGATAACCTGGTATTGATCTTCCACAACAATCTTGATTGCTTTTTCAACAGCATCGCCCACGCTGTCGCCGCCTCTTACATCATTTGTAGCAAGCAACCGTGCCGCTTCTCGCAACGTATTTACCATCATGATGTTATTAGAACCGGCAATCTGGATCATGTTCTCCATTTTTTTCTTAATGGAACTGTCTATGTCTTTTGTAACGCTGCTGTCTTGCAATAAATCTTCAAGATTTTTCATGCCGCCATCGCGAATAATGCCCGCAAGGGTTTGCCTTGCCCTTGGGTTTTCCACAACGGCAAGGGCACTTGCCTCTTTTGACAACCCATTCGTTTGCATTTCACCAAGCATAAAGCGCCAATCGTTTTTACCCATTGTTTTAGAAAGATTGTTAAACCGTTCGGCAATTTGTTCTGGCGTTGTATTTTCGGTTTCCATAAATGCGACTTGCTGTTTGACAAAACTTTTAGGCAGCTTCCTTCGCATTGTGCTATCCATGCCGGACAAGGCGTATGCCGCAACAAGGGACGCCGCATAGTTCGCATAAGCACCGGCTATGTCTTCAGCGGGAGCATTTGCAATAATAAGCCTGTTCCATTCCGTAAAATTTGCCGATACATCATCGTTAGTTGTAATTACATATTGGGCTGGGTCTGCATTTCGCAGCTTAATATCCCGCGCTTTTGCCGCACGAAACTTTGCCAGTTGCTGCTGGTCTTGTGACGCCATGCCTGGAATAGTGCGAACCCGCTTCGTGTCGGCAACAAGTCTTTTTTCCATTGCCATAATTTGTGAGGGATGTTTTCCCGTAATAAATTCCTGATGCATCGCGCCATCTTGAACATCCACACGCAAGGCTTTCATCATTCGTCGTTCTTCGGGGTCAGAAATATTAGCGTCTATTTCTGCATCGCTAATACGCTTTGTTAATTCCAAAGATAGCGTGGCGTCATTAGCTACATCTTCAATTATAGCCTTGAAACCACGACGAAACTTAACAGCCCTTGCATTGGCTTCCGTCTGTATTTTTGCTGCCGCCCGATCAACCAAACCTTGTGCGCGAATAGCATAAATAGACCGCTGCTTACTCTCTAAATTTGGAAGGTATTTTAAGTTTTTTTCCAGTTTTAAAAACTTGGCAGGGTCTTCGCCAATCTGTTGATTGGCCATCGCATCATCAACCTCAGATAAAAATTTAATTCTTTGCTGTTGTGCCATCTTGCGCGACGTTGCCCCGAACTCCACGGCTTCCTTTAATGTCGCATCCAGCTTGGCTAATCGTGCCGTTGCCGCGCCTGGTTCTTCATCAAGATCGACGTTTCTTATTCCTTCAGCGGCAGCAATAACAATGTTTTCGTTAAGCCTGTCACCCTTAACCTTGTCCATATTCTGCCGAAATGTTTGCCGTAACTTTTCAGCTTTTTTCGGCCCGATCTGGCGATTGACCTCAAGGCTATCAATGCTGTCGATACCTTTCTTTAGCGATGCTACCCACACGGCTTCGGTGCCATCTTTTACGGAACCTTTTACAAGCGTGTTCAAAACAGCAAGGTTATGCGCTTGCAATTCCGAATTGTCGCGGGCCACTTGTTCGCGGCGAATTTCAATCTGTCCCTTGGCCGACAGCATAGAATAATCTTTATCAAACTTCTCACGTCCATAGGGTGACAAGCCCTCAGAAGCAGTTTCATAAATCTGGGCCATCCGCGCCTTAACATCTTCGGGATCAGCCGTTGGCGCCACAGCGCCTGGATTAAACTGACTGCTTTTAGGGTCTGATTCCCAAGACAAAGTTTTGTTTGTGTCAATGCTCTGCTTTAATTCATCCATCTTAAGCGTGGCATTAACAAAAGATTGCGTAACCATTGCATCGGCCCGCGCCCGCAACTGGTTTTCCCCAATGTCTGAAACTATCTGGCCAGCCGCTTGCAAACTCTGTCCTGTTTTATCGTCAAGCAAAACAACAGGGGCAGCAGGGACGCCCGTAGTTGTTGGAAGCGTAGCGCGACGCTGAATTGTGGGAATACGAGCCATATACTTTTACCCCAATAAACTTGTGCCAGCGCCGTAGCGGTATTGCGTATAGGCACCTTTGGCCAATTCCTTTGTTGCACCTATTGCCGCACTTGTGCCCGCCATCTGTGCATTTAAGCGATAACGGGCGGCGGCAGCTTCCTGTCCTACCGCCTGTTGCAGATACGCTTCAGCCTGTGTTTCGCCCTTATATAGAATGGCAAGGCGTTCTAATTGGGCTTCGGATGCCGTTTCAGCAGAAATGTCCAGCGGTGTATCCTGGTCAATAACCACGCCGCTTTTGGCGTAGCCAGTGCGCTGCCGTGACAACATCCGACGTTTGTCCAAGTCAAATGTATCCGCATCAAATTCAGAAGCGCGACGGGCCATCAGCGCGTTGTTTTCAGAAATCTTTTTATTATATTGCATCATACCGGCCTGATATTCGTAATTTGCTGATTGAACGGCGCCTTGGTAAGCAGCGCCATAAGCCGATGTTCCCGCTCCAAACAGATTAGCTGCTGTACCCAGCCCCATGTTTGCAACGGAACTATATAAGCCGCTCGTAAGCGTCCCTGTTGCCAAGCTAAACGAACCAGCAGAACCAATAAGGCCAGCAGTGGCACCCGCTCCGACTCCGCCAAACGCGCCAGCCATTTGGGCCGTGCCAAATAATGTAACAGGATCGCACATATTATTTATCCATCATGGGTTATGATACGGGTTATAAGCGCGGTAATGTGGGCGGGCAGGGGCTCGTCATTGGTGTACACCATCTGGCCCGTTGTATCCCATCCTCCGCGAATGTTTACTTTCTTGTCGCCGGTAAACAGCGGCGGTGAACTGTCCATCGGATCAGACCCCGTTCGGAATATAATTTCATCCAGGTTAGATGTGTTCGGCCCAACCTTGCCGCCCAGCGTATCAATCAGGCGAAGGGTGACTTCAAAATCGCGCTTGGTCTTGCCCTGTGCCGTGCCATCATCGCCGCCAGCTTCGGGCCGCAATGTCTTCATGGTGCATTGTTGCGTCAGTCCAATCTGTGCCTTCGTAACCGTCGGATCAATTGAAGTGATAGCACCCGAAGATATATTGCGTTTAGTGTAGACTGAACCGTTGCCCAAAATGCTGACAGCTTCACCCTCAAGGTGATCAAGGCCACTGATAGATGAAGCCGCCGTACTTGAATAACTGAGGCCACTATCGACAAAAAACGCATCAGCTTTTGTTTCATTTTCTTCAGTGTCAAACTGATTTGAGAGATATTCAACATAGCGCCTCGTTGTTCCGTTGATGGTTCTTTGGACAATCATCCAGACCTCTTCCTCGCCGGTTGTTGACGAAGGGATGATGGCTAGGCTTTCGACAACTGCAATTGCCTGATCAGTTGTGGTTAGCCGCGTTGTGTCACTTGACGTTACCGTGAGCGGTCCCGCACCGGCTCTTGTTGTTTCTTCAACAGTAACAACCGCTGCTGCCGGATTGGCTACGGTAAAATCTGCATGGGCATTGATGGCCGTATAAATATTATCTGCTGTCGTATTGTTATTGGTTTGCGTTCTAAATTCATCTGTTCCGGCAGTTCCCGTCGTAGATGTAAACGTCACGGTTGACCCATCAGATTTCGTAAACGTTAACGTGGTTCCGGCGGCAATGTTTGCATAATCGGATACGGTAATTGTACACGCTGCCGACGTGCCGCCAATTTTGTGTCTGTGCCATGCAACAACCTGTTGATCGCGTAGGTACGTCATGCCAACTAACTGGCCATCAGCTTTTACGCCCCACACAACCGTGCTTGGCTCTTGCTGATAAGCAATTTCTGTAATGCCGCCTTTACTTACTTGATTAGATAAAATTGTAAGATCTGGTGATTGAAAACTGTCGCTTTCAAATGCATACACAAACTCGCGCAACTTCCGCTGCTGGCGTTGAATAAATACCACTACGTTATCAATACGAATAGGCCGGTGCGATGCCGACCCCCGTGTGCCTTCTCGCACAACTCTGACATTCGTTGGCGTTAGCGCGTCAGCCGTAGTTGATCCAGAAATAACAAACTCACCACCAACGGTTCCAATAGCCATCACCTTGCCTGGTGACAACCAACGGATCGCGTTTACCTGGTCTGTCGCTAACGTATAGATAACAGGGTCATCATCCAAAGTGCCTGGAGTATGATTTTCATAATCGCCTGACTTACTGCCAAACAACGTCTGTGGCTGTTCTGTTGTGCCCGCAAAAAATAATCGTTGTTCGTAAAACGCCACTGCTGCTGGAAACCCTGTTGTGTCCGAAAACGCGCCAAGGCGCCATTTGGTTTCAGCCGTTGTGCCGCCAAATGTAGCATTAACGGTGACCGTTACCTCTGTTGTACTGGTGCGGCCCGTAACCGTGGCGAACCCCCACTGGATGCCGCCGTCGCGCAAAAACTTCCAGGTGCAACCATTGTCAACGATCTCGTCGCCTTCGCCGCTTGGCCCGCCTGATCCGGCAGACGTTCCGGCCTTAATGCATTCGTAGACGTTTCCGCTATTACGCTTAACGTCACCTACGGCATAGGCTGTGCTTGCCGCCCAAGCTGCTGCCTGATGGCCAATCGATATAATGCGGCCAACATCTGTTGTTTGAAAACCGTCGCCATTATTAATGCCGGTAACGGCAGAAGCTGTAATTGTTCTTGACGAACCTGACGCATGGCTTGGCGTTAGAGTTGTGTCGGTTATGTTTTCATCCAAATACGGCCCGTCAGTAAACGTAATGTCAGAGATTGTCCAAGACGTATGGCCGGTGCGCGTTAATTTTCTTGGCGTGTAGCCAGAGTGCGCGATGTAAAGAACGTCAGCCGATTGAGCAAATTGCAAATTAAACAAGTCTGCCGTGGCATAGGTTGTTGTGACCGTGTACACCCGCGCTGCCGTCCCGCCGGAAGAGTAAGCTGTAAAACCGCTTGAATTAATGTTTGTGTCATCAATGTCGGTCAGTTCAAACGTGTTCGTTGTCTTGTTTTTTATCTTGTAATATTTGCCGTTTAGTTCGGTCATACCAACGACACTGGCAATATAGATTTCGTCGCCATTGTCATAGCCATGTGAGGTTGCGGTCACAACGCACGGGTTGGCCTGTGTCGCTCCGCTAATTGTCTTGTTGGCTTCAAGAATTATGCCGTTGTCCTTGTAAAAACGGACATACAAATTGCCGAACTCAATGCAATAGGCTTGTGTGGTTGAAAACTCAAAAGGGATCAGGCGCGTCTTTGCGCTTGATGTCTTAACCTCTTTAACAAACCGTGTGCCTGGACGACGGGTAATGCCGCCGTGAGGCTGCACAATAAAATTCTCCAGCGTTTCGGCGCCGTTGGCATATTTGGTAATATCGACACGGCCATAGAGGTCTTTAGCTAACTCACCGGCAGTCCAGTTTGTTTTAATAATCGAAACGCGGGACATTTACGACCTCGCTTCAAGCCATGTGTTTTCGCTGGCAGACGTTGTTTCCTGGGCATCAACCAACCGCGCTTCTTGTATTAGTGATGCATAAGCTGTCGATGCAGCCGTCACCACGGTTTGCGAAGACGTAATTTCATACGCCACATCAGACGCAAGACGCATGGCATAGGCTTCCGTAAACTTTGCATCATAGATTGACGTGTCCGTAACGTCGGCAATGTAAAGGATGTTTAAAGGCGCAGCAGCATCGGTAACAATGTTGCGGCCTTCCACTGACCATTCCTCTGTTGTATCTACCTCAATGATGCGAAGGCAATCAGACGGCCACGGGAAAGAATTAGAATATTCCCAAACAGGTGCGGTTGTGTCAGCCGCCAAGGCGACACGGGTCATGGCAAAATTCCAAGGATGATCGCGCAAGCAATATTGCCGCGACTGTTCATGGATGCGGTTAATTGCGCGGCCTTCAACCGTATCATCTGTCAGCGCCGTAATAGGATCGGCGCCCAAATAGGTCAGACCTTTGTTGGCAATGTCTACGATTGATCCGGCCATATAAAATCTCCAAATTTCTGATTTTTGTCAGAAACACCAAAATCCCGAAAAAGCGTTTTTTTCAGCAATCATTTCATTTTTACGTTTTTAAAATCAGTCACTTAATTTTTTGACTTTTAAAAAACCCAGCGTTTCTGCATGTTTCAGCCATTTTTCAAAAGTGCGTGTGGTATAATGGGTCAACAAGCGGAAAAACCCGTGCCGCTATTTTACATTGTGAATACAAAACCGTGTTGCCGTGGCTTTTGCCATGAAAGGAGAATTGTCATGGCTAACTCAAAAGACTTTCTTTGCTACATCCCGATGATGACGGGCGGCTCATATGGTCGCCATAAAAATCGGGGTGAAGCGATCCTTATGGCTTTTCGATATTTTTCAAGTGATTGGGGCAGCATGTATGATGTCTTCAATCGAGAGATCAAAGGCTACGTTGCCGAGATTACCGGCTTTAACGAAGTTCAATTTGGACCTGTCGAAGGTATTTGGGCCGACATTGAGGACGGTGGTAAACATCGTTTTGAGCTTGAGAAAATTTCTGTTCAGATGCCTCCGCTCAGAAAGAACCAACGTGCAACCGGCGATGCCTTTCGCCGTAAGCTAAAGCAGGCTGTTCTGGCCTCTCAATAAAGAAGCGCTTAGGGCTGCAACCCTAGACGCCTCTAACTAACTTCTTTTAACTTCGCTACGGTAGCACGGTTTCGTATTTACAATCAATTAAAGAGGAAAGGGGGGTCGAAACCCCCCAATCCGTTAGTCAACGATGTAATGAATGATGAAACTCATATCACCGCCGGTGCCACCTTCCGCGTGCATCGTTGCCGCGACATAGTAGAAACCGCCTGGATCAGTTGAATCACCAGCCAATTCATACATCTTCTGGCCGCAAGTGTTGATGTCTGCCGCTTCATGGCGAACATCAGCCATTGCCCCAGCATCAGCAACGGCAGTAGCAAAAACGTCTTCGTCTTTGACCACGCCAGCCGATGTGTAGATGCCTACGTTGAACGTGCAGCTTCCACCAAACGTATCGGACCCAACAAAGATATGGGGCACAGATGCGTTCGAC